CTAGCCAGGTCCAGATTCCGATAACCGATGTGGCCGTGAAGACCGCCTGCTGCAGCATGAAGAACCAGTGCTGGTTGCCGGCTCCGAACACGATCCAACCGATGTTGCTGATGAGCCAGGCCACGAAGGCCCAGCCGGCATAGCGGCTGCGCGTGGCAAGCAGCAGCGCGCCGACCATGCCCAGCAGTGCGGAGAGGATTTCAACGAACTGCATCGCCGCACTCCTTCCAGCCTTTTTCTCGGGTCCAGTGCGCGAGCACGCCGATCTGCTGATCAACGGCCGCGATACGGAACGAGACCACGCCGTCGTGGTGAATGCCGAGCCAGTGGGCGTTGTCCATCACCTCGCCGGTGACGTGGTCCTCGCAGCCTTCAAACGTGATGACGTCCTTCCAGGCTCCGGCCGTGTTGACCTGGAGCTTCATGGGCTTGCTCGCCTTGGGTTGCGAGCTGGGCTTTTTCTTGGGCATGGGGATGCTCCTTTAAATGTCTGTGGGGCCGACCTGGATGCGCTGATCCGGCTCGGCGGCGGGCGGCGTAGGCGAGGCTTCCACCAGGCCCATCTGCGCGGCCAATGGGCGGCACTGCGCGCACAGCAGCTCGTAGATGCCGACCTCGCGCGTGGTGCAGGCCACGCACACGATGCGAGGCGATGGGCTCATCTGGCGATGGCCTCCCAGCCAGCGGCGGGCGACGATTCGTCAGAGGCCAGCTCGCCCGTCATCCAGTCGTGCGCCATGAGCGCGCCCTCCAGGATGTTCTCGTTGAACTCCAGGCTGCACATGCCAAAGCGGGCGTGCACGTCGTCACGGGACAAGGCGTCTTCGAGCACCCTGATCTGCGCGTCGATGGCCTCTCGGTTGTCGTCGCCGAAGAACGAGTAACGGGGCACGCGGGGCTGCACGGCACGCAGGCGCGCGATCTCGGCGGCGATCTGCTCGAAAGTGGGTGCTGCCGTGCTCATACAGCCGCCACGTCGAGGTTGATGGCAACGTAGTCGCCGGTGGCTTCGTTGCGCTCGTAGAAGCGCACGTAAGGCTTGGTGCTCGCGGTCTGGATGCTGTCCGCGATGGCCTGCATGGCCTGCTGCCATTTCGCGTCGCGGATGTCCAGGCGGCGTAGGCCCAGCACGCGGCCCGTGTTGATCTTGCCTTCCTTGTCGGTCTGGAAGGCATGGTTCACCAGGGCCTTGATGTTGTCGTTGGCACCCTCGGCCCAGGCGTGCACGCACTCGTCGATCAAGGCCTTGGCGGCCATGAGCTGCTCGCCGAAGGTGAGCTTGTCCTGCATCTGGCGGACCACCTTGTAACGGCCGTCGAAACTCAGGAGCGTGCAGTTGCCCTTTTCGCCGCCCGACTTGACGCCGTACTGCTCCATGCTGGTGGCGACGAAGGCCGCCACCTCGGCCATGGCGTGGGCCTTGAACGACTGCAGGGCCGCGCGTATGTCTTGTGCCTGGTCGCACAGATCGGCCACCACTTGATGGCGCAGCTTGTCGATGTCCTTGACCTTGGATTCGGGGATCAGGTTGCCGTTGGCGTCTTCCCAGTAGCCTGGGGGAATGGTTTTGGGGTCCATGGTGGTGGTCTTTCGATCAGTGGAGGGGCTGCCCTTGGGCCTGGGCCTGGTTGGCGCCGATGGCGTTGGTCAGCAGGAGGGCGGCTTTGCCGAGTTGCACAAGGCAGCCCTCGGTGCAGCACGGATTGGCGAGGGCCGTCTGGATGTAGGCCGATATCAAGGCCGTGATCTGGACGCGGTGCGGGTTGTCAGCGATGTACTCAAGCACCAGGACCGACAACTCGTTCGCCTTCTTCGTCTCGGCCGCACGTTGGTCTTGCTCGGCGGTGCTCATGCCGCAGCTCCGCGATACGTGCGCTTGCCCATATGCAGGCTCGGGCACTGCAGGTGATCCATGGCGCCGGGGCGATAGGTGGCCGGGGCTGGCCGGTAGACCGAGGACATGACGCTCGGGCGGTAGGGCTCCAGAACCGCCTGGCCGCCGTCCTGCGTGGCCGTGGCCACGGGGGCGAGCGTCTCGCCCGGCAGCACCTGGCACCTGGCCGTGTAGGCGTACACGGTGCCTTCGCGCGGGTGTTGCTTCGCCTCCAGGAAGCCCGCCCGCTTGAGCGTGACCAGGTGTTCCTCGATCTCGTCCATCGAGAACACGCCGGCCCAGTCGCGGGCCGTGCGCAGCACGCTCCACCAGCCGCCCGCGCGGGCGATGGCGCGCCAGACGTTGGCGCAGGAATAGGTGATGCCTTTAGACATGAGAGTGGTCTCCTATGAGCTTGAGAACGCGCTCGCGGTGCATGCGCGTGAAGGTGAAGTAGTTCTCGACGGCCTCGGCCACGGCCACGCGGCGCGAGACCTGGAAGAAGCGCTCGATGCGGCGCGCGCGGCGCGTGATCCACGCCAGCGGCGGGCGGCGGTAGTCGGCCTCGGCATGCACCAGGCGCGCGGGGAGCTGGATGACGTTGCTCACGGCACGGCCCTCCGGTTGCCCAGGGGCTGGCCGATGTACGACCGCACCTGGCGCAGCTCCAGTGCATCCAGCTCGGCGCGCAACTGGGCCATGTGCTGCTGGTGCAGGGCAAGCTCGCGCCGCATGTGGGTGCGCACCTGGTCGATGCGATGCGCGAGCCAGAGCTGCTGCAGGCGTGCGATGGCGCGGGCGAGTGCTTTAAACGGCATGGCTTGCCTCCTGGGGCTGGATGGGGATGACCTTGTGGCGGTGCTGCACGGCGCGCGGCACCGGGGGCGCGCTGGCGGCCAGGTGCTGGCAGTCGCGGCAGGCCTGCCAGTGCTTCGCGCCGCGCGGCGTGGCCGGTGGCGGGCGGTGGGCATGGGCGCGGCACTGCTCGGCCGTGATCACCCGCTCCTCGCCGGCCTCGGCCGACAGGTGCGGGCACGGATAGCGGCCGTAGGTGTGGATCACGCGGTCTGCGATGCGTGTCGTGCTGGCCGTGCCGTTGCCATACGCCCCCTTGCCGTGCAGCACTTGGCTGAGTGCGCCGCTGCTGATGCCGAGCTGCTTGGCGATGGACGCCTGGGTGACCCCTTCGGCGTCCACGCGCTGCAGCAGCAGCCCGAACCAGGGCTCGCTCATGTACGCGGGCGATGCAGTCATTGCGCGGCGCCCTCCTGGAGGTACATCGCGGGAATCGCGGCGGCGTGGCCGAAGTCGCTCGGGTGCATCTGGTCCGCGCGCGAGGGGGGCGGCCAGCGTCCCAGGTCTTGCACCAGCACGTAGCGGATGCGCCCTGCCTCGCGCTTGCTCGCGGCGGCCACGGCGCCGGGGGCGTACTTGGCCCACGCCGCCAGCAGCGCGCCGATGCGCTTGGCCTGGGCGTCGTAGGCGTCATCCGCATCCACCAGCGTCTGCGCGGCCTCTGCCGCCGTGATGCGCTTGCGGATGCGCAGCAGGTTCCACAGCCGCGTGGGCAGCGCCTGCACGTCTGGCGCGGAGCCCGCGAGCGTCGCACGCACGGCCGCCTGGGCGGCCTGCAGGCCCTTGGGCGTGACGTACCAGCGGTTGAGCGCGCCGGTCTTGTAGTGGCGCTGTGCCTCAGCGCGCACGTAGCCATGCGTTCTGAACGTGGCAAGCGCGGCGGCGGCAACGCCGTGCGGGAAGTTCACGCGCCCATCGGTGGCCCAGGTGCTCAGCTCGGCGGCCGTGACCGGCCGCGCGCTGCTCTTGACGTTGTGCGCGAGCGCCACCAGCGCGGGAATGACATACCACTGCAGCCGCGCCATCACACACCCCTCGCGGCGAGATGGCCGTTGAAGTCCACGCAAAGCGACCGGCCCTTGACGTGGGCTACGTCCACCTCGCTCCAGCTATTGGCCTCGGCCCACACCTCGATGTTGGCGATGGCGTTGAGCACGTGGCGCATCCGGCCCTTGCTGTCGTGGTGGATCTTCTCCACCAGGGCAGGCGTCAGCGGCACTTCGGACTTGGCCTTGCACGCCGCCTGGACGTCCGTCAGGCTGAGCGGGTGCAGTTGCACGATGCGCGCCACGCGGCTCGCGATGTGCTCATAGCGTTGCACGATGGCCGGGAAGTTCTCCATGCCGACCAGGAACACCATCGTGCCCGTCACGTCCGTGATGTCGCGGATGGTCTCCAGCTTGACCGCCGACTTCATGTCGGCCAGGTAGTCGGCCTCATCGAAGATCAGCGTCTGCATCGTCTGCATCAGGTGCTCGGCGATGCGGTTCTCGACGTCTTTGGCGGTACCGCGCACGGACAGGCCCAGCGCGGTGGCGACGTCTTCGAGCATGGAGCGCGATGTCCAGACGCGCTTGGAGCGGATGAACACGTGGCCGTTCTCGCTGGCCCAGCGCTCGGTCAATTCCGACTTGCCGATGCCGTACTTGCCCTGGATGAGCACCAGGCCGGCCTCGCGCGCGCCACGGCGCTCCACGATCTTCTCGGCCTCCTTGAGCAGCCGGAAATTGGCGGTTTGCACGAATCCTTTTTTCACTTACATTCCCCTTTGCTTTGGGTCTCGATCTATCAACTCAGGCACGCTCTGTGACGGCTGCAACCGTCACAGGGCACTCTTAAAACCGGGCTGCTCGCCCGATGAATCCCCCCACTCCAGCCCCCGCGCCGCGTAGTAGCCGGCCAGGTGCGCGTAGTCGTCGGTCGCCACGTACTTGCGCAGCCATGCCTCGTCGCCCGCATCCCACTGGTCGCGGTGAGCCATGAGCCACTCGTAGCGGTCGGCGGACGTGTCGAAGAAAGGCCTGCCCGAAGCCGCTTGCGCGGCCTCGCCCCCGGGGGAAGAGAGAGGGAGGGAGGAGGAAGGAACCTCCAGGGTGGAGGGCACGACCACGAAGGGCGTGCTGGGCTCCGGCAGGGAAAGGGTGTCGGGCTGCAGCGTGGGCGACAGCTCGCGCAGGGCCAGGTCGATCTGCTGCTCGCGGCGCTTGATGGCGGCGCGGGCGCGCTTCTCCTTGGCCATCTCAATGACGGGCGTCGGGAAGAAGGCGCGGCGGCTGGCGTCGAAGCGTGCTTCGCACACGTACTCGCCGCCCAGCGTGTAGACCAGCACGGCGCTCGGATCGTGGATGTCGTAGCGCACGCTGACCTCGCGGCCATCCACGTCGCGGCGCATCAGCTCGGGGGCCGCGTAGGTCTGATTGAAGAAGGTGACCTGGCCGCGCTTGGCGGTGCGCAGGACGGCAGGCATGAACATCATGCGCAGCTCCAGCGCCGTGAGCAGCTCCTGCTTGTCCTTGCGGTATTCGGCCGCCCACAGCTCGCCGGGTGTCATGCGCTCGCCATCGGCGCGCTTGGGCAGCTTGCGGTGGCGGTGCTCGTGGTTGTATTCGTACACGGCTTTCTCGACCGCTGCGATGAATTGCTCCCAGGTCGGCACCTTGTTGCTCAACACCACCACTTCGCCGGTCTTCTCGGCGCGGCGCACGGCGCGCTGCTCCTTGGCAAGCTCTGCTGCCACCTTGCGGAAGGTGCCGCCGTCCACGTCCTTGCCCTGGTAGGTGGCGAAGTTGCGGGCGCAGTTGATGCCCACCGTCTGCCACAGGCGCTCAATGCCCCCGTGGCCCTGCGGCTTGCCTGCAATGCCCGTGCGGTGGTCGATGCCCAGCCGCGCGCAGAACCCGTCAATCGGGCAATCCATCTGCTTGGCGGTTTCGCCCGCGCCGTTGTCGCCGTAGAGGATGGCAGGCACGCCCCACAGGCCCACGCCGTGGCGCAGGGCATCGCCCACCGCACGCACGTTCTCGGACAGGTTGACCGACCAGCCGGTGACCATGCGTGTGCGGGCATCCACGCACACGGTCAGCTCGGGCGCGAAAGGCGCGCCGTGGTCGGGGTGGCGCACTTTGGCTTTAAACGTGTGGCCGTCAATCAGCCAGACGTCGTTGGGCAGCATGTCCGACGTGTCGCGCCACTGGAAGGGCAGCTTGGCGTCACGCTGCGCCCCGGCGGCATGGCGGGCCTTGATCAGGGCGATGTTCGCCTCGTGGTCCTTGCCCAGCTTGTCGAGCGCGCGGCGGGCGCGGGCGTAGAGTGCCTTCCACGTGTCGATGTCGCGGCCGAGCTGGCGCGTCACTTCCTTGGCCGCGCCCGAGAGCTTGCGAAAGCGCGCGTCGCGGCTGTGGTACAGGCCGAGCACGGCGGCCACGTCCTGCTCCACGTCGTGCAGGGAAGACTGCGGCGCTGGCGCGGGCAGCAGGCCCCACCAGCCGCCCTCGCGGTAGATGGAGAGATAGCGCTCCAGCGTGCGGGCGCTGACCTGGTCGGCGCGGGCGCGCTGGTTGGCCTTGCGGGCGGTGGCCTGCAGCTCGGCGCTGGCCTGGCCGCTGGCGAGCTGCAGGGCCACCGTGGCGCATGCGCGCTTGACGCCGTGCAAGGGCTCCAGGTCGAGCACCATGTTGACCAGCACCATGCGTGCGTCGGCCGTGCCCTTGTCCGCCAGGCTGGGCGGGCGGCGCTGCGGCTCTGGCGTGGGCACGAGCGGCATGGGCAGCGGCTTCTCGGGCGGGGCGAAGGCCACCACGGGAGCGGGATCGATCTGCGCCAGGGCCGTGCTGGTGGCCTGGGCGACGGTGCGCGCGGCGATGGCTGCGCGGGTTTCAGCAGGCAGGGCCGAGGTGTCGTATTCCAGACCGCCCCCCACCTTTGCGCGGGGGCGGGAGGCCGTTTCAAGGTGCTCCAGTTTCTCGCGTGTGCGGCGCTCGCTCCCAGGCATCCCAGGCAAGCCCGCCAGTTCACGTGCGGTGAGCCATGTCATACGCGGGTCTCCTGCTGTTGCTTGCGGATGCGACCGGAGCGCGTGACGGAAATCTTCACCGTGAGGGCTCTGGCTTTGGTGCGCGGAGTCACATATCGAGAGGGCCAAATTTGCTCGGCAGGCATGCCCAGGGCTTTGGCGATGATTTGCTCAGCTGCCCACCAGTGAGTGGACAGCACGCGCTGAAAGTGTGAATAGCCGTGCTCCTTGGCAAGCTGACGAAGGCTTACACCTTTCTTTTCGAGTGCAGCCTTCACATCGGCGGGATGCCAATCGGTGCGCGGCATACATTTTTGTGTGTCCATGGTCATGATTCTGAACACAAATAAATGTTTGTGCAACTACTTTTTCAACATGAACGTGTGCGCCCTGATTCCTGTTGGGTGTTGCTGCGGTGGAGATTTGGTGCTAGTGGTCCCTTGGATTTCTGAGTTGCATGCTTTAATGTGTTCATGGACACACAAAAGTGTTTGAACCCAGAGAGGCGGTTGACACATGGACAGACCTAGCAATGAACTTCGGGACAGCTATGCAGCGTCCCTTGGAGAGCGAATTCGGTCGTGCCGAAGTGGCATGACCAGGGAAGAGTTCGCTCGCAAGCTCGATCTCCACGTCAACACCATCGGGAAATTCGAGAGAGGGCTCACTGTCCCTGACGCTTTTGCGCTGCTGCGCATGGCTGAGGCCGGGCGCTGTCCGGCCGAATGGCTGCTTACGGGAGAGGTGCGATCCACGAAGGTGGAGCGCAGCGTGCATGCCGTGGAATCGGGAGAGTACGTGTACGTGCCCCACTTTGACGTCTCCGTCTCAGCAGGCAACGGAGTCTTCTGCGATGTGGAGCAGGTGATCGCGATGCGGCCCTTTGAGGCCGCATTCATCCGCGTCGTACTGGGTATTGCACACAACGAACTCGTGTTGGTGTCCGTTGTGGGTAACTCAATGGAGCCGTTACTTCGCTCGCGTGACACCACGATGCTCGATCTGCGCGACAACGACGTGCACACCGAAGGCATCCATGCGATCCGTCTGGATGGGGCGCTGATGCTGAAGAAGCTACAACGGCTACCCGGCAAGGTGTTGCGGGTTAGCAGTGCAAATTCGGAGTACGCACCTTTCGAGATAGATGGGTCAGACGATGAGTCGCAGCGTGACTTCGCCGTGTTGGGTCGTGTGCGCTGGGGTGGCGTGACGTTTAACTAGGAGGGCGGCAATGAGAAAGACGATGACGGTCGCTGTGCTGGCTATCACTCTTGGTCTGGGCTCCGCAATGGCCGCAGGCCCGGGCGCGACGATCAAGAACGAAGCGGCATTGCGCATATGCCAGAAGGCATTGAAGGGATATGCCCGAGACCCCGAAACAGCTGTGATTCCCGACGTGGGTGCAATGCGTGGAGGCGCGGACTGGCGCTACCTGTGGAACCAGAACTCTCGCATGGTGAGGATGCGCAATGGCCTGGGGAATGAGGTGGCGATGATTGCGCTCTGTGTCGTTGACGAAGATAGCGGCAGGATCAAGCTGCTGACGCTCGACGGCAAGCAACTCATCTCGCCACGATCTGCATCTTGATCACCGCGACTGCACTCTGCCTGGTCGTGGCCATCGCTGACGGCGACACACTGACCGCACGCTGCGGAGATCCCGGCCAGTACCAGCAAGTCAAGGTGCGCCTGGCAGAGATCGACGCCCCTGAGCGCAAGCAGCCGTTTGGCAACGTGTCGCGCCAGCACCTGGCGAAGCTGTGCTTTAAAACCTGGGCTCGCCTCACCCCGCTTAAAACCGATCGCTACCGCCGTACCGTGGCGCGCGTCGAGTGCGAGGGCACTGATGCCAGTGCCCACCAGGTGCGTGCAGGCCTGGCATGGGCATACACCGAGTACCTCACGGACCCTCAGATCAAGCGCCTGGAGGAGTCGGCACGCGCGGCGGGCGTGGGGCTCTGGCAAGACGCGGCCCCCATCGCGCCATGGGTCTGGCGCAAGCGCGCACGTGTTGACCGTGCGAGCCGGGCCGTGCTACCGTAGAAGGCACTCCAAGCGAGTTCGGGCCGGCATATGTCGGCCTTAGTTTTTTATGCCTCCGCGATGACAGTCGCGGCATGGCAATCACACCATCCTTTTTCCTGTTCGCGCTGATCGCCCTGGTGGTGGTCGCGACGATCTATCGCCAGCGCCAAGCACGCGCAGCGCAAGGCAAGGGCCGAATGTTCGGCGGCGTCAGCCCGCGCATGCTGGTCGCCGGCCTGTCCTTGTCCGCTGCCGGTCTGGTCGGCCTCGTGGTCAGCGAAAACTACACGGGCACCGCCGTCATCCCCACTCAGGGCGACCGGCCCACCGTGGGCTTCGGCAGCACCTATCACGAAGACGGCACGCCCGTGAAGATGGGCGACACCACCACGCCCGTGCGGGGGCTCATCAAGGCCCATGCGCACATCAGCCGCGAGGAGGCGGCATTCCGTGCATCGCTGCCCGGCGTGAAGCTGCACCAGGGTGAATACGACCTCTACATGGATTGGGTCTACCAGTACGGCACGGCCGCCTGGCAGAAGTCCAGCATGCGGCGCGAGCTGCTGACAGGCAACTACGTGGCGGCCTGCAATGCGCTGCTGCGATACCGCTTTGCAGGGGGCTACGACTGCAGCACGCCCGGCAACAAGCGCTGCGCGGGCGTATGGACGCGCCAGCAGGAGCGCCACGCCAAGTGCATGGGGCTGCAGCAATGAGCCTTGCCGCCCGCGCTCTGCTCGCCCTCGGCACCTCCCTGGCCTTGGTCGGCGGCGGCTACTGGTGGGGCCACACCGCCACCGACAACGCGTGGCTTGCCAAGCACGCCAAGGAACTGCAGGCCGAGCGCGAGGCCACGGCCCGGGAAACCCAACGCGCCGACCAGGCCGCAGCCCACTACCTCACCGAACACCTCGACCAGGAAGACCGCTATGCCGCCCTTGCTCTCCAGTATCACGACCTTGGTCGCCGCGTACCTCTTGTGGTGCCTCGCCCTGTGGCTGCTGCTGCCCCCTGTCATGGGAGTGACCAGGACGCCACGCCGGCAGCAGGCAGCCGCGACGCGCCTGGCCCTGATGTCGATCGCGGCCCTGCTCTCACTCTTGCTGCTGTCCGGATGTGGAACGGCGCCCTCACGGGCATCGACGCGCCAGCCAGTGCCTGCGGCCTTGCTGGTGCCCCCGAAGGAGCCGACGCCGCTTGTGCCGAGGACTCCGGCCTCACGCTCCAAGACGCCTGGGACAACCACACCGCCAACGCCAAGAGCTGCGCAGCAGACCGGCAGCGCTACCGCGCATTGATCGAGTTTTTAAACAACCGCGACAACCCATGAGCGAACAGAACAACGACCGCCGCCAGGAACTGCTGCTGCTCGGGCAGATTCACGGCCTCGTGCAATCCCTGCGGGACGGCCAGGAACAACAGAACACGCGCATGGACCGCATGGAAAAGCGCATGGAGGAGCACTACAACGGGCTCGATGCGCGGCTGCGCGAGGTTGAAAAGAAGGCGGCTGTGGCAGGCGCCGTTTCGGGCGGCGCGGTGGCAGTGGGCACGGCGCTGGTCGTGGAAGGCATCAAGCAGTTCCTGCGCGGCGGCTCCGGCCTGGGCAACTGATGGCACACCCTGGCGAAAAGCGCACCCAACTGCGCGGCTTCTACATCTTCCAGCGCCTGCCCATGGATGCAGCCTGCGCGAAAGCGGGGGTGCCGCGTGGCACGGCCAACCGCTGGAAAAAAGAGGCCGCAGAGAAGGGCGACGACTGGGACACCGTCCGCACGGCCATGGCCCTGGGCGATGACAACTTCGCCAGCCTGTCCAAGAAGCTGCTGGAAGACTACCTGGTGCAACACCAGGCCACCATGGACCTGTTGCGCGAAGACCAGAAGATGGGTCCGCGCGAGCGCGCCGAAACGCTCGCCAGCATGAGCGACAGCTTCAACAAGACCATGGCGAGCTTCAAGCGCCTGGCGCCCGACCTGGACCGCCAGGCCGTGCAGATCGATGTACTGCAGCGGTTCGTGACGTTCGCCAAGGCGAAGTATCCGCAACACCTGGCCGCCCTGGCCGACATGCTGGAGCCGTTCGGCGAAGAGCTGGCGAAGGTGCGGTGATGGACCGCAACATGGTTTTCATCGTTGCCCTGTGGCTCCTGTTTGAAGGCCACTACTTCAAAGCGCTGCTGCTATTGGCGGCGGCCCTCTAGCCATGGCAAAGAACACCAAGGAATTCCTCGCCGGCCTGACGGCCTTGGCTGACGATCTGCGCCGCCAGATCGACGCCGACATGGACGGCTGGGACGTGAGCCCCGAGGCCATCGCCGAGCGCCGCCGCAAGGTCTGCGACCCGGTGCATGGCTTCGAGTACTGGGACCGCAACTACTTTCCCCACTACGGCAAGGCCGAGCCCAGTGCGCTGCACGTGTACCTGTACAAGCGCCTGCCCGAGATCATCAACAGCGGCACCGGCCAGCGTGATGCCACGGCTGCACCTCGCGGTGAGGCCAAGTCCACGAAGGTCAGCATGTCCTTCGTGTCCTGGTGCGTGGTCACCGGGCTGCTCTGGTACATCGTCATCATCATGGATGCCTTCGAGCAAGCCGCCGAGATGCTGGAGGCCATCAAGGCCGAACTGGAAGCCAACCCGCGCATCGCCAGCGACTTCCCCGAGGCGGCGGGCCAGGGCAAGGTGTGGCGCGCGGGCGTGATCGTCACGGCCAACGGCCGCAAGATCGAGGCGTTCGGGTCGGCCAAGAAGATTCGCGGCCGCCGCCACGGCGCCTACCGCCCGCAGTTGGCGATCATGGACGACATCGAGAACGACGAGAATGTGAACACGCCCGCGCAGCGCGACAAGCTGCAGGCGTTCGTCACCAAGTCCGTCCTGTCGCTCGGCCCGCCCGACGACTCCATGCACGCCATCCTGATCGGCACGGTGCTGCACTACGACAGCGTGCTCGCGCGCTTCCTCAAGAACCCGCTGTGGAATCGCAAGGTCTTTAAAGCCATCCTCCACTGGCCCGAGCGCATGGACCTGTGGGAGCAGTTCGAGGGGCTACTGCTGGGCGGCGAGACGCCACAGCAAGGCGAGGCTGCCGCCATGGCGCTCTACCGCGAGAACCAGGCCGAGATGGATCAGGGCGCGCGGGTGAGCTGGCCGGCTGTGCGTCCGCTGGTCAAGCTCATGATCCGCCGCGCGCGTGAAGGCCACGCCGCGTTCGACTCAGAGCAGCAGAACGACCCCGTGGCGGGCGACGACGCGCCCTTCGCCCACTCCATCCGCTTCTGGGTCAACCGCCTGGCCGAGTGGATTTTCTACGGCGCTTGCGACCCCAGCCTGGGCAAGGCGGGCAACAGCCGCGACCCCAGCGCCATCGGCGTGGGCGGCTACAACCGCGAGACGGGCGTGATGGATGTGGTGGAGGCGGCCATCAAGAAGCGCGTGCCCGACCGCATCATCAGCGACGTGATCGAGATGCAGCGCGAGTACTGCTGCATCGTCTGGGGCTTCGAGTCGGTGCAGTTCCAGGAATTCCTGCGCACCGAGCTGGTCAAGCGCAGCGCCCAGCTCGGGGTACCTGTGCCCGCGCGCGCCCTGATCCCCATCAGCGACAAGCTGCTGCGCATCGAGAGCCTGCAGCCGCACATGCACAACGGCCTGCTCCGGCTGCACAGCAGCCAGACCACGCTTGTCGACCAGTTCCGCCACTTCCCCAAGGCCGACCATGACGACGGGCCGGACATGGTGCAAATGCTCTGGATGCTGTGCGTGACAGGCGGCATCGCCGCCATGGCCCAGGGCGGCAACAGCACCCAGCAACCAAAGACCGCGCGAGAGCGCTACGCGCGGCAGGCCGCGCGCATGTTCCGGAGACCGAGATGAACGAAGCACAACAGCAACTTCTTTTGATCCGTGGCGCCATCTATGCGCTGCCCGAAGCCGAACGCCAGGGCGTGGAGCTGGCCGCCGCCAAGCTGCGCGAGGTGGTCGCGCTGCACAACGACCACGGCGTCATGGCCCTGGCCCTGCTGGGCGCCGAGCTGGCGGCGAAGGACTGACATGGGAATCTTTAAACGCATGCTGGAGGCGGTGGGCTACGCTCCGGCCACCGATGCCGCGTCCAAGCCCGTGCGCGAGGCGGCCATGGCCCAGGGCGACCGCGCCGACGATGCCGGCTGGCGCCGCATCTCCGGCGACGGCCTGGCGAGCATGAACGACCGCGACCTGGAGCCCATGGCCCAGGAGCGCATGCAGAAGCTCGCCGAGTACCTGTGGCAGAGCAACCTGCTCGCCAACCGCCTGGTCGAGCTGCCGTTGGCCTACCTGCTGGCCGAGGGTGTCACGCTGCAGTGCGTGAATGACGAGCACCAGGCGCTGCTCAACGCTTTCTGGAGCGACCCCATCAACAACTGGCCCATGAAACTGGAGCAGCGCGTGCGCGCCTTGGGCCTGCTGGGGGAGCAGTGCTACATCGCCAACGTGCGCGAGGGCGATGGCTTCGTGCGCCTGGGCTACCTGGACCCGCGCCAGATCGCCACGGTGGTCAACGACCCCGACAACCCCGAGCAGCCCATCGGCGTGGTCACCAAGCGCGACAACCGGGGGCGCCAGCACAAGTACCGCGTGATCGTGCTGGGCGAGGATGCCGAGCTGTTCAGCGAGCGCACCCAGCGCATCCGCGCCGAGGACTTCGGCGACGGCGACGTGCTGCTGTTCCAGCTCAACAAGTTTCCCAACGGCAGCCGTGGGAGAAGCGACCTTCTGGGGCAGATGGACTGGCTGGATGCCTACGACAACTTCCTGTTCTCCGAGCTGGACCGCATTGACTACCTGCGGCGCTTTGTCTGGGACATCACGATGACCGGTGCCGACCCTGACGCCGTCAAGAAGTATGAGAAGGAATTCGTGCCGCCGGGCGCCAACAGTGTGTTCGTGCACAACGACCAGGTCAAGCTGGAACCCAAGACGCCCGGGCTGCAGGCGGCCGACACCAGCCAGAGCGCCCGGCTGCTGCGCAACCATGTCCTGGGCGGCGCCACGGTGCCCGAGCATTGGTTCGGCGGCGGCGGCGACGTGAACCGGGCCGCCGCTTCGGAGATGGGCGAGCCCACCTTCAAGATGTACAGCATGCGCCAGGGGTTCCTCAAGCGCATGCTGGAGGAAATCGGCCGCTACGTGCTGTGGTGCAGCGCCCAGACCCGTGGCGTCAAGCCCGACTGGGCCAAGGACGAATGGCAGGTCACGGCGGTGTTCCCCGAGCTGCTCAACCGCGACATCACCAAGTTCGCGTCGGCCATGCAGGCAGTCACGGCAGCGGTAATCCAGATGACCGAGGCCGGGCTGCTCACCGAAGAGACTGCCCTCAAGATCATCGCGGACGTGGCCCAGCGCTTCGGCCAGGACTTCGACGCCAAGACCGAGCTGGCCGCCGCGCGCGCAGAAGCGGCCGAGCGCAAGGCCAGGCGCCAGGCCGAGGACAGCTTCAACCTGCCCGCCGACCTGCGCGACGCACTCGCGGCCGGGAACGCCGCGCCGCCTGCGCCCGCACCGGCGCCTGCAACGTGACGCCCGAGCAGAAGCGCTTCGAGGCGGTTTTAAAGGAACGCCTGGCCGAGCGCGCCCGGCTGCTGCTCGGCGCCAATCAGGGCGTGGTGGCCCTGCTGCGCGAGGCGTGGGTGCAGATCTCGCAGCAGCTCGCCGCCCAGCCCGCCGACTGGCAACAGTGGCAGCTCACGCGGCTGCGTGACCAGCTCGACACCGTCCTGACCGCCACGGGCCACCAGGCGGGCGCCTCCGTCAGCCAGGCGCTGCGCCAGGGATGGACCCAGGGCGAGGACGTGGTGGACAAGCCACTGGCCGCTATCGGCCACAACGTGGAACTGCGCCTGGGCCTGCTCGACGCGCGCATCCTGGCGGCGATGCAGACCTTCGGCGTGGACCGAATGCGCGCAGTCACAGCCGAGGCGGCGGCCAAGATCGGGCAGCAGCTCGGCCTGGTCACCATCGGCGGCGTGACGCCGTTCCAGGCCATCAAGACCGTGCAGGCCATCCTGGCCGCCGACTCCACCAAGCGGGCCACCAGCATCGTGAACACCGAGGTCAGCCGGGCTTTCGCGGTGGCAGGCAAGGAGCGCCTGGTGCAGGCCGCGCCCCTGGTGCCGGGCCTGGGCAAGCAGTGGCGGCGCAGCGGCAAGATACACAGCCGCTGGAACCATGACCTGATGGATGGCGAGGTGGTCGAAGCCGGCAAGGCGTTCAAGGTGCCCAACCCTGGCGGGGGCTTCGACATGATGCAGTGCCCCCACGATCCCAAGGCCCCGCCAGAGCAGGTGATCCACTGCGGGTGCATCGCGCTGCCGTGGCTCAAGACCTGGCAGGTCATGACGCCGGGGGCCAAGCCGTTCACGAAGCGCGAACTGCAGCTCGATGGGCGCAAGGCCGCCCTGGACCATGCAGCGAAGAGGGCGGGGAGGCGAAAGGAATGAGGGGGCGCTAGGAGCGTTTAAACCGCTTCGATGCGGCAACCCCCTGGGATCACCTGCTTAGGGGCCTTGTCGGCTGATTTAAAGGGGGTTTAAAGCGGGTTGTGTCGTGATGTAATGCCCCACCCCAACAAACTGGAGCGGAGGCACGGTGATGGAGCAGGTGAAGGTGTCCTTGTACAAGGTTGCGTCATGCGGCTATTACCCGAGAGGGGATCATAGGAATCCACGGTTCGGGGCGGAGAGTGACATTCTTCGAGATCTCAAGCGTTGGGGTAACGGCAAGCAACTAGCGCACACTAAAACGTTTGATCCGCAGGATGGCGGCAATCACCTTCCGGTCTACCTCGTAGACGCAACCCGACGTGGTACAGATTGGCTACTAACTTTGTGGAACGAGTCCCACAATACGGATGGGACTGTTACCTCTATAAATGGCCAGGCAGCAGTCGGCAATGCGGATGTGTCAGAAACTGAAGTTGAAGAAGGACACATTCCAGGTCATGCGACGTATTTCTGGTTTTTGCCCGAGAACGGACTGATGGCTAGTGTTCGGTTTCAGCATCCGACAACCGGTGTGTCTGGGATGAATAAATACATGCGGTGTTTTGTTCAGCGCTTCACTTCTTACGTGGTGTTCAGCGAACCCGACGCAGACGGTCAGCGCACCATCGTTGGCTATCGACCAGACCGGAATTCCGATCCGGTTCATCTGAGCGCGCGATTTAAGACGGAGGTTTTTGTCAAGCCAGGACCACTTAACCAAATCCTCGCAAATGCTTCGAGTATCCGAAGGTTGGAAAGGAAGACGAGGCTTGATCTTGCCATACGCCCAGAGAGAAGTTTTTTTCAAAAACTACTGGAAGGTGTTCACCTCGCCGAGCATAAAACTGCTCAGCAAGAGGCAACTATCAAGTATCAGGTTGAGGTAGATGGTCTGGAGAAGGACGAAGTCAAAGAGATCATTTCACAATGGCGAGAGGAAGATCGGGACGATTCAGACTATGGGTTTGTTTT